TGCGCATGCCCGCTCAAGTGATGTTCGGTGCATTTCGAATCTTAATTGATATTGGAAAGCACTGCGGATACACAGAGCGAGATGTGACAATCATGGAAGGTATTGCGACCGACATCTGTTATCCTCTTATGGCATACAACGGTGATTTGATCCAACACTTTGGATCTAACCCATCCGGACAAAATCTGACTGTGTATATCAATTCTATCGTCAACTCGTTGTTATTTCGGTGTGCATACTTCAAGATTTACGAGGACCGAAAGGTTCCTCCATTTCGTGAGGTGTGCGCATTGATGACTTATGGTGATGATGCGAAGAGTTCAGTTAAGAAAGAGTATCCGGAATTCAATCACATTTCTGTTGCCAAATTTCTAGAGGATCGTGATATGGTTTTTACTATGCCCGACAAGACCTCTACTCCTACTCCCTACATGAAAGACGAAGAAGCAGATTTTCTGAAAAGGAAAAATGTCTTCTGCCCTGACACAGGAATGATCATGGGAGCTTTGGATGAAAATTCGATTTTCAAGAGCTTGCATGCCACGCTGGAATCTAGTGCGATTACCAAGCAACAGGCTGCTGCCTTCAATATCGATGGAGGATTACGCGAATGGTTTAACCACGGTCGTGACATCTATGAGAAGAGGCGAGAGCAAATGAAAGAGGTTGCTCAGAGAGCGGACATTGCTCACATTTGTACCATGTTGGACAGGTCATATGATGAGTCTCTCGAGGTGTGGAAGGACACCTATATGCCCAAAGAGCAGGAGACCTCTTAAGTCTCCGAACCGTCCTGGGAAGACATTAAAAGCATCCCTCTGGCCGCACCTATGTGGCCAAACGCTAAAAATAGGATTCCTGGTATGGATACCAGGGAGCTCCAATTTGCTGTCAATTGGACCTCCTGAGGCTTCCAGGTCTTAGAGTACTCCCCCGTGAGTTTACGCCAGCTCAGGCAATGTTCAGCCCAGTGGCGGAGTATAAACCGACTCCGTACACTTCATAGTAGGTTTACTTCCCCTTTCAACGTACGAATAACTACA